GTTTCCCAGTCACGATCGAGATCTAGCCCTCCTCAACGTCGGAATACAAAAGTTGGCATCGAGTGCCCAGACGGTACTTGCTGATTTCGGTGTAAGCCTTGGTGGAATGTTCACTGGCGTTGTTGGTGATTCCGTCAGATGGCAAGTAAACATGGCTCAGGTTGCCTGGGAACAGCGTGGCATCAATGCCCAGCTACCGGAGACAAGAAGACAATACTCTGAGATTGGTAGCGTGGTGGCCGAAACCGGCATGAACCGTGCTGTAACTCAGGAACAGATATCGAAGCAACTCCGTCAAGGTTTCTCAATGGAAATGACGGGCGGCAAGATGCAGCAAAGGAACCTTGGACAGGTTCAAAGAATGGTTAAGAACACAGTATCCTTGTCTAACATGCTTGGTACTGATGTAGGCCAAACCGTCGATATGTTCGGCGAGTGGAATAGACATTTAGGCATGACGAACAACCAACTTGCTAATGTTGGTTTGTCGATGCAACAGATCGGACACATTACTGGTGTGACCGGCGACAATCTATTGAAAGCCGCCCAGACAGCAAGTCAGGTAGGTAAGGAGGTATTCAAGTATTCTGGTATCAGTGATCGTGCAATGGCGAACCTGATCCAACAGCAAGCAGCGTTCCAGAAGTATGGCGTGGGAGACATAGGCACGAAGATCCAGACCGCTTTGTCCGGTGGTATTCGTAGCTTCTCTCAAGCCGACCCAAGAATGCAAGCCTGGATGGCTCGTAGTGCCGGCTCCGCTGGCATCGGGCAAGCTCAACTTATGTCTGGTGCTGCCAATGATCCTGCTGTTATGAACAGAATCCAGCAGAGTATGATGGGAGACGCCTCTAGGTTCCTCAAGAGCAGAGGTATGACAGGTAATCTGGAATCTCTAACCAATGAGTTACAACAGATCCAGAACATCAATCCTCGTCGTGCTATGCAGTTGAGAGAGGAGATCCAGAACATCTTCGGTGTTGGTGCTGGTGAGCTACAACAGTTGGGCAAGGCTACTCGTGAAGCCACGATGACGCCACAAGACCGTATAAAAGAACTTCAGACGCAACGGGCCGCTATCGACCCGACTGCCGCTGGTTCTACGGCCCGTCTACAAGCTCTTGATCAACAGATACAATCAATCCAGAGTACATCGAATAGACAAGACCTATCTCAGTTCCAGACACAGCTACAAGCGTCTGGCGGCAACATGGATGCGGCTATCCGTGCCATGAATCAGCAAAGAGAAAGAGATCTGAGGACCACGAACCCAGGCGCTACGGCTGCACAGATTGCTGCTGTAAGAGTCGATGCATCTGGTCTACAAGATATAGCTAGCAAGACAGTGAACGATTTGGCTGCTCGTGCCCAGAAGGCAGGAGTCAACATCAACGAGGAGCTTGCCAAGGCTGGTGTATCTAGCCTGGATGAGTTGTCCAGAGGCTTGATGGGACCGAACGCCGAACAGATGAACGATGTGCTACAGAGAATCGAGAACCAAGTCCAGACCGGCGAACGTGCTGAAACAAACCCGGTTCTCAAACTACAATTGAAGGTCAACCAGATCAATGAGTATCTCAAGACCTTAGTTGAATTCTTCACAGGTGGTCTAGGCTTTGCAGCTTTGACAGCCGTTGTGGCCGGACTTGGTGCGCTTTCGCTTGCATCTGGTGCTGGAGCCATCTCTGCTGGTAGCTCTTTGGTAAGCTGGCTGCCATCACTATTAGGTTTAGGTGGTGGTGCTGCCGCCGCTGGTGGAACTGCTGCCGCTACAACTGGTACTGCGGCTGCTGCTACAACTGGTACGGCTGCCGCCGCTGGTGGTGGTGCTGTTGTAGGAACAGGTGGAACGATCCTTATCGCTGCCGCCGTCGTGGCCGCATTGGCTGCCGCAACGGGTGCTGTGGTACAAGGTTTCCAGACTGGAGCCAAGGCTGCCGAGATCTTCGGTGTTGCCCAAGACAAGTTGACACTAAGACAGAAGAACGCTGCTGAAGGTGCCGGTGCATTAACTGGTGCCCTCAACTGGTTGACTTTTGGTATCTTCAACAAATCACTAGGACCAACTGGCGACTTAACTAAGAAGCTGGTGATGTTCTTCGACAAGTTCTGGATCTTAGGATCTATCTTCTCGGTGTTCACCAACATGGCAAGAGTCGTGTGGGGTGTGATCAAGGGTGTTGGTATCGGTATCTGGGAGATCCTCAAGGGTATCTGGGCCGGCATTATGGCCGTTGTCGATCCGATCATCGATCTATTCAAAGGACTATGGGACGCCATATCTGAACCGCTAGCCGAGTTGTTCAACATCTTCGGAGGTGGTAACGATGTGCTGGCTGACTCTGTCGATATTGTCGAATCAATTGTAAGTGTATTCAGGTTCTTGGGACAGGCTATTGGCTGGGTCTTCAAGGGTCTGGGTATGGTCATTGGCTGGCTTGTCAAAGCAGTTACACCTCCACTTGTCGCTGTATTCCAGATGATTGGATGGGTGATCAAGGGACTCGTGCCTGTTGTCCAGAACCTCTGGAACGCCGCTAAAGCCTTCTTCGGTGGCCTGTGGGATGTACTCGCAGGCATCTTCACGCTCGACTTTGGGCGTGTCTGGGAAGGTATCAAATCCATATTCTTCAAGATGCCAATGTATGTTGGGAAAGCATTCATGGCTCTTGGAGGACTGATCCTCAAAGCTCTATGGAACATCATCACTGGCCTGCCTGCTCTTATTTGGAGCGGAGTCAAGGGGCTAGCCGTTATGATCTGGAATGGCTTGACGGCTCTACCGGGGTTGATCTGGGATGGTCTTGTGGCCGTCTTTGTGGATCTACCTAACTGGCTAGGCGGCAAGATCATGGAAGGTCTGATGGCGGTGTTCAATGACTTGCCTGGATGGCTACAGAACACCTTGAAGTTCATCGGCAACATATTCATGGGAGTCTTCAGTGTTGTAAAGAAGGTCGCTGAGATCCTTTACTTCATCGGAGCTATCATCCTGTGGCCGTTCATCAAAGTGTTCCAGGCAATGTGGTGGGTGATCAAGAAGGTCGCCGGCATCATCGCATCCATATTCATGCCTATTGCCGAAGCGGTTGGCGACTTCTTCATCGGCCTTGGGCAGATATGGACTGGTTTCATGGATTTGTTAGGTAAAGCATGGGATGGATTCGTTGAACTTATCACCCCTGTAACCGATGCGGTTAGCGCCTTCTTTACAGGAGTTGGTCAAGCGTGGGATATGTTGATGTCTGCCCTGCAACCAGCTTTTGATTTCTTCAATGCAATCGCAACGCTTGTAAGCAATACTATCGATGGTATACACAGAGGCTTCCAATTTTTGTATAATGTCCTCTATGGTAACTCTATCGTTCCAGATTTGATTGAAGGTATCATTAAGTTCTTCATGATGTTGCCTATTCGAATCCTATCGGCTCTTGTCAACTTCGGTTTCGACATGTTGAAGATGGTAGGAGACTGGATTGGCGGCATCCCTGGTATGATCATCAACACTCTTGCCGACCTTGGTAAGTGGTTGTGGAACTCCTTCACTGAATCCTTGATGGGTATCGGGAATTGGTTGTATGACACATTCATATCTCCGTTTGTGAACATCGGAGAAACGATCTTCAACTTCATCTGGGATGGGTTGAAGGGTCTTGGCGAAGCTATCATGAACCTGATCCCAGGTTTGAGAGGTGCCGTCCAGGGCTTCACAGAGACAAGAGAAGAGGCGGCAGCTACAAGAGAAAGAGAGGGCGACAGTGCCGCTCACGGTCTTGGCAACACAGCCGGTGGCGCATGGCAGATGATGAGCTTGAAGCCAAGCAATTGGGTCGAAGGTGGTGGCCGAATCCTAGACGGTCTAGGTGAAACGGCTTCCGCTGTAGGCTCCTCTATCGGTAGCTTCTTCTCCAGCATCAATCCATTCGCTCTCGGTACACAACTGATCGAGCAGCCGGGTCTAGGTTTGTTGCACGCTGGAGAGGCTGTAATCCCGGCTCCTATCTGGCAACAGATGCAGAGTATGATTGCTGAAGGCAATCCATTCGGAAGCGGTGGCGGCTTGCTTGGAAGCATCGGACGTATGTTCGGTATAGGTGGTGAGTCAGGAGCCTCAACTGGTGGAGGCATTTTCAGCAGTTTGGCAAGTTCTGTCGGAAGCCTATTTGGCGTGCAAGAACCAATATCGACAATAGCTGAGATGGCTACTGGCGGTGGTGGCCTATTAGATTCGGTATCTGACTTCTTCGGGTTTGGTAGAAGTACACCGGCCCCGGAGCCAGAAGCTCCTTCATCAATGTTCGGTGGCTTGTTAGGGTCGGTTGGCAGTATGTTTGGGTTGACCCCTCCACCAGCCAAGAAGCCTGCCGCAGAGGAAAGCAAGGGTGGTATAGGAGGGTTCTTCAGGAAGATCACTGGCGGGGTTGATTCGATACTTGGAACTAACTTCTCTAAGTTATTGCCGCCAGAGCCGACAACTCAGGTTGCTACAAAAATTGTAACACCAGCCGTGGAAGTACAGCAAACCGTCAGCGATACAATGCTGACTGTAGCGGACAACATTGCAGAGTTGTTAGAGGATGATTCAACAAACGAGTTGCTATCCAGCATCGAAAGCGAACTATGTGATATCAAGCTCGCATTGGTAGATCCAGCAAATCTAGGTGCGTTCGCCGAAGATCAGATTGTAGAAGCTCAGATGTTTGCCAGCGAGAACATGATTCAAGTGTTGACCAACACTGGTATTGGTACAGAAGGTGTAGAGAACGTCCTTACTGAGGACATGATGGAAGATTGGATGGCTGACATGCAAGGCACTGTAGAAGATATCAGTGTCGATGTACTAAGTCCAGCCGAGCGAGTAGTAGAGAAACAACAGACAAGCCTGGATCAGATATCCAAGGTGATTGATAATGCTACGGGCATGTTCAAAGTCTCACAAGAGGTTGGCGATGTAGTCATGGATGAACTCGACATCCCATCCCAAGAAGTATGTGTGTATATGGAAGACGAAGGTGAAGGTGACTTCGCCGGGGATCTCAACGACGCACTTGGGGACGTGGATGTGAACGCTGAGTTCATGGGCGAGGACATGGACCCTGTTGTAGAGCTTCTATCTGACATCTTGATGGTGTTGATGGGAGTAGATTTGATGGATCAGATCCCTATGATGGGAGATCTATTTGCTCAGGCTCCTGAGTTCGGGGCACCGGACCCAGATGAGTTCTTCAGCATGATGTCCAAGAACACGTTCGGTATGGATGTTGGCGAGTTGAACGCCATGATGGATACACTACCGCAGGATCAGCAAGACGCTATCATGGGTGCTTTGGCCCCATTTGAGGTAGACAGAAAGAAAGTCGGCGTAGCCGGTGCCATGAACATGGGTGCCTTCGACCCAGGTGCAATTCAGGACGCCTTCATGGGTGTCGCCGACGTGCAGGAGAAGCAGATGTTGCTGGGTCTTGGCGATCAGGACAACATGTATAGGGAGTTCGGTACAGAGGCTCTAGAGCAGCAAATGGTTGCCCTGGACGAGGACGGGCCACTAGAGGTTATCATAGTTGGCAAGGGAGGCGAGAGACGAGAAGAGAGGAGTCCATTCGGGCTTGTCGGAAGTAGCATCGAGAAGGTGATGAGCAGCTTCACGGGAAATAGTCTAACAAGTCTCGTGAGTAGCGGCATAGATACCCTCAGCAACATATTCGGTAGCTCTGAAGAGAGAAGCAGCACATTCAGCGAAGCTAATAGCAACGGCATAGTGAGTGTGTTTGACAGGATGGCAAGCAGCTTCACAGGCTCAAACAACTCAGTTAGTTCGATGATGCAGAATCTCGGTTTGTTCTCAAGTTCTCAAATTGAGGATGCTAGAGAGAATGCCGACACGAACACTATATCGAGTATGTTCAGCAGCATCGCCGAATCAGTGCTGCCTGCACCATTGGCTCAAACCCTATCCTCCGCATTGGGCGCACAGGACACGGGAGAAAGACGCACTGGTAGCTCTATGTTGAATATGGGTCTGTTCGATCCAGGCAACATCGGCAACCTCTCGTCGTCTTACATTGAGTCCTTCATGAACTCATCTACGGCTAACTCTGACTCCACCAGCAATGTACTATCTCGCTTTTTCGGAAGGGGCGGCGATCTACAAAGTGCTTTTGATAGCATAACATCTGAGATATCTTCTAACTTTGGTACATCCAACGCCACAAGAAGTCTTTACCTCACAGAGGGAGAAGAATACGGTAGCAGCTTGGTAAGCAAGGTAATGAGCTTCTTCGATTCCAGAAGTGAGGAATCTAGTTCCTCGCAGAAGGGTGCCGCCAGCACAAGCAACGCCTTCAACTACAACGAAGATGGCAGCATAGGCAGTGGCATCATCAGTTCTCTATCAAGTGCATTTACCTCTATCTTCATGCCAAAGGGTCAGGCATCGACATCGATGTTCAGCCCGGAGACTACTGAAGAGTACGTTGCCCAGCAAGTATACGGTAGCAAGCCACAAGGCGCTACGAGCTTGATTCCTGGCATGGACGGCATTCTCCAGTACCTATCTGGCGACCACGATAAGAAGATGGAAGAGTTGGTAGAAGTAATGACGATCTTGAAGGACCACCTCATGAAGAACGGCCCGTCCGAGATCTTGATGGCCGACAATACCAAGGGTGTGCCATCTACTGATAGGTCCGGCATTAGGAATTGGGCTAAGGGCAGGATCAGCGGCCAGTGGACTAGCGATCAGGATAACGCATATCAGGATCAGCAGAACGCTGGTGGCGATGGTATGACATAACAGGAGATTAAATGCCAAAGGCAACATTACCTAATGGAGATCTACGCAAGCTAGAGAATGCATATGTTATCATTCCCAACTACGGTACGATTTATTTCTACAATCTACCGGAGTTGGGGGATAGTAAGAGTGCTTCTTACAATACAGACGGTATCATCGGTAGATCTTCACCAATTCACACGTATTCACACTCTGATACAAGACAGATATCGGTTCAGTTTCACTTCTTCGTATTGACAGAAGATGACATTGACTACAATCTAGACTCTTTAAGAGCAATTCAAAGCTGTGTGTATCCAAGACAGGGCGAGCAAGGTGCGCCATTCAAACCGCCAGTTGTGTGTCGTTTGAAGGTTGGTGAGCTTCTTGGTGATACCGACTTGTGTGTTGTTCTACAACAGTATTCAGTTAAGTTCCCAACCGAAGTGGCTTGGGACGAAGACACATATCTTCCTTATAAGTTTGATATTGATACAACTTGGTGGGTAGTTTACAACTCTAGCGCCTTGCCTTATCAAAGCAACATTATCCAATCAGGAAGGTAATATGACAATTCCAATTACTTACACAAACACCAGACCAGAGAGAATGGTTTCGGGGTTCAGTCGATACGTTAATCAGAATGTAATCTACTATGGAGAGAACAAGTTCATCACTTTTGACACATACATTCGTAAGCCATATAAGCCGACTGGCAAAGAAAAGATTATGGTCATTACGAAGGGTGTTGAATATAGGCCCGACTTAGTTTCATATGATGTATACGGTATTCCAGATGTTTGGTGGAGAATACTTCAGACAAATGGAATGAAAGACATATGGGAATTCAAAGCCGGCGTAACAATCAGAATACCAGAGATGATTTAAGGGGTATTATATGCCAGCAGCACCACCAGCACCGCAACCGAATCCACCATCAAATAGTGGAAACCTACAGAATGCATCTAATTGCGCATGCGAATACTTGACTAAACCGGGGGATTGCGAAGAACTCAAAACTCCACCTCCAGGCTATACTATGTCTGGATGGGTACGCATTACCTTCAAAGGTGGAGGGCAGATGATTACTGTAGGTAATGACTCTGCTCCCGGTTTGAAAAACCACTCCTGTATCAAGGACTTTGAGTTCGGCCACGCTAATGGTTGTGAGTGCCGTGTGACCATCCATGACGAGCAAGGTAGCAGCTTTGTTAGTTTTATGGACAACATTCTCAAGGATATGGACGATGCCAATGCCCAGAACGGCACAAATATGGAAGTCGAGTATGGCTGGGTAACAACGAATTGTGATACCGGAGCTACGATCAATGTTCGCAAATCACAGAAGTTTTACTTCATGATGCGTGACATTAACTGTAACTTTGCCGGCGGCAAGTTCATGTATCAGATTACTGGCACAGACATTACTGAAGTTGCTTGGGAAGGTAAAGTTGATAAGATATATGGTGGAGATGGTGATTTAGCTATTCACTTGACTGAAGCTCTAACGCAATTATTCACCGATGCTAGTGTTAAGCCTACTGTATCTAGTGTTAAGTTCCTAAAGAGAGGACGGTGTGATGCCGGACCTACGCCGGTTGAATTTCTTAGGGGAGATCCACAAAAGGGATTGAAAAGCAAGTGGGAAACAGGACAGAGAACCAAGTTGGACGCAGCTAAAGAATGGTTGAAGAATAACCCAACCAAGGATGGTAAGGCATTGAAACCAGCTTACAATAGTGAAATTGATGGTGGCGAACTAATCTTCTGGGAAGACACAAAACCTCAGTGTGGAGAAAACATTGATTGGGATTCCTATTCATTGGGAAGATATGTTGTAAATGGTGGGCAGTACAGTAGTGTTTTGGAGTTCAACCCTAAGATTAAGTGGAATTTTAGCACTATGACAAATACTGGCGGCGGTGTATCTAATGGTCAACCACTTGCTAACACATCTGATGGCGGTCACAACCCAGGTTTGCCTGATTGCCCAACATTACGTAGAAGTTCAATACCGACTGCTGGTTCTCAAACATCTGTGGCTCCTAGCCCAGCGTTAGTGGATTCTGTTGGAACTAGAGATGCTGCTCGACTTTCGCAAGATGACCAAGCCAGACAGATGCGTGCTTTCTCGATCTTCTACCAACCAATTGAAGCGGAGTTAGTTGTTCTAGGCGACGAGAAGATAGTTAAACCTTCTTTGTGCTTGTTTAGAAACATACATATCGTTTTCATCAACCCATACTTCATCTTTGAAGCTGAGCCTGAAGAAGATCCTGAAACTGGAGATATGGTTGATCAGAGCGATGATTGTGGGGATTGGTTAGCTAGACCGACTTGTAATCCTGTTCTTAGCAATAAAGCATGGCTTGTAAGAAACATCACTCACAGAATACAAGACGGTAAGTTTACAACGAGTTTCAGTGTTTACTTGGCGGCCCCCGGTGTTGAGTTGGATGACGGTACAGCACTAGGCGGTGGCGGATCTTGCGGTTGGACCCCAGGATCGGGAGCGATGGGAGCATAATATGAGTAAGAAAACCGGAAAGATATCTTTGTCAAGTTATATCCAAACATTGAACCAAAAGGTTCAAGCTTTGGAACATATGATCAGCGAGATGGGTCTTGATGTTAGGGCGTCTAAGAAAAACAGATTCCCAAGAAAGACACAACCCGTAGCTTTGAATAATTTGACTAGAGGATTATGTATTGAAACAATCGACCCTCTGAAAGAGGGCCGAGTGCGATTCTATCATCCTTTGATTCACCACCCACAAACGCCCGTCAAGGCTCTGCCTTTTGCTAAACCTATATCTTCTATGGGGGGTTTTGATGATTGTGGTCTTTTCTGGGTTCCACCAGCAGGGTCCACTCTATGTCTACTTTTTGAAAGTGGCAACAGAGATCAACCATTTTATATTGGCACTACTTGGCATCGTTATCGTGGTCCTGGCGGTAATAAGTTCGGATTTCCAATTCCAGAATACACCGCTGTCTCCAGTGGGCATAGGACTGGATATTTGTTGGGGGATGATGATGAATCACAAGTTCTCCCACAATGGAACACAGAGAATTACAATAGCAAAGATTTTGACTCTACAGCGGAATTCATTAAAGATATAAATGATCAGAAGAGAGCAACATATCCAAACATTTATGGCTTCAAGACCCCAGAGAAGCACATGGTCAAGATGGTGGATGGTAACGCTAAGTGTAATAGAAGATGGAAGAGAATGGAGTTCCTTTCCGGTTGTGGTAACTGGATGATCTTCAAGGACGATCACATGCACTATGGCGGTCAATGGGCACACCCTAGTTGTCCACCTGATCCTAGCGGGTCTGATCTAGCATTATGTTCTACGCATGCTGGTGCATTGCCATACTTTACGGACTTCCACGGCAAGCCGATTGAGCGACAGAGTAACTGTACGGACCCGATTCTGGGTGGACATCCAAGTACGCCAGACCTTCTACAGAATGGCAAGACGAAGTACGTGAAGTCACAGAAGGGATCTAACCCATACTTCAAGCACAAGAACGAGTGCCGACCTTATCGAGGGCCGGGAACGCCACAGAATAACAAGTGCGACCTACCACAGTCGGGCGTGCAGATCTTGTCCATTGGTGGACATTCTCTAGTATTCGATGATTCGGTAGAGGAGCCACGGGGCAAGCCAGAATGGGAGAGATCCCTACAGCCATTCGATTTCGGCTGCAATGACAAGTGCGTTGGTAGGGTTTACATCAAGAGCATGACCGGCCATAAGTTTGAGATGAGTGATGTTGAAGAACAAACCAAACTTCGTGGCAAACAGAACTACATTGAATTGAGGAGTGCTGCCGGTAATTGGTTCCAGATGAACGATCATACTGAGGGAACCAAGGACACGCCATGTCCGCCGAACTATGCCGGACAGCAGAGAGGTATTCACATGATGAGTACCTCCAGACACGAGATCAACCTATGCGACTGGATGAACAAGCAGTGTAGCCCACCGAGAACAGAGGGTGGCACACCGGACAACAACGCAACAGAGGCGTATGTTCAGGTTAAGTCTGGCTATGGTATGGAGATGCGATTCCAAGACGAGAAGTCTCAGAGGGAGACACAGAGTCAGTGGATTCAGATTACGAACCCTCAATGTGCCAACCCGGAGACGGATACGAAGTGCAACAAGAGGGGCGCTCACTTCATGCGGTTCCAGGCAAGGCCGAACGGACAGCCGGGCGTTATCTTCTTGAGGGCTGGAGGACACGCTATTCGTGCTACCTATGACAAGGACATTGTGTTAGTTGGAGATAAGGAAAACAACCCATCGGATAAGTTCACGTATGTATCGCAGATGAATGTGCATGCTACTGAAAAGATAGATTTCCGTTACGCTGGCGACCTACATATCATGTTTGCCGAAGAGAAGATCCTATTGCTGGCCGGTAGAGATTGCCCACCGAAACCACCTAAGAAATGTTGCGGCCCTTGCGTCTATCCTGTGATTGTCGGCAAGTGCCCTGTTACATGTTGGTACACTGGTATTGCTCACTTCTCAATTGACTCGATGAGTGAACGTGTCTTCGCATCTGCCAAGAACGAGAACGATCCAACGTGCCACGGTATCTGTCCTCCTGGCGGCTTACCTAAGCCATGTAAAGAGACGGAAGAGAACATCCAGATCGACACGGGTGCTGGTATTGTGACGATCCAGGGCGAGAGTAATGGAGCGTCGGGTACGGATTCGGCAAACGATAGCGTGAACGATACGGGTCAGCTATCGGCTGGTACATCGGCGGCTGGATAAGGAGTAGGTAATGCCAAGTAAGAAACGATTTATAGGATGTCAGTACCCTTGGATCAAGACTCCAAGGGGTATCCTGGCACAGAAGAAGGATGTCGAGCAAATCAAGGCAGATCTTCTACAACTATTGCTGACGAACCCTGGTGAGCGAGTTATGCTGCCAGAGTTCGGCACTCCGTTGAGGAAGCTGATCTTTGAGCCTAATGATCCAATCCTAGAACTTGAGGCCCGTAACGTGATAGTGAAATCTATTGCTCGTTGGGAACCAAGAGTAGAGATTCAGAATGTAGTCGTCTCATCTATAGTAAGAGAGGACTTCTTAGATCGGTATGATGATGGCTCGGAGGCCGATCATGTATTGAGTATCACCATTAGTTTCTTCGATCCTTTAGACATTAGTGAGATCCAAGAACTGAAATTAGTAGTCCCAATTGGAGGAGGACAATGACAAACAACTGCCCATTTGACGTAAATCCATATGATCAATCGAAGCTGATTAAGAACCCTAATCTAATCAACATCAACTATACAAATCAGGACTTCTGGTCAATGAAGGCTCGTTTGGTAGACTTCATCAAACAGAAGTTTGGCGATGACTTCAATGACTTCGTTGAGTCCAGTATTGCCATTATGTTGATCGAGAATTGGGCGTTCATCGCAGATACTTTGTCTTTCAAGATTGACCAAATAGCCAATGAGATCTTCATAGATACCGTATCTGAGGTAGACAATGCCTTCCGGCTTGCTATCCTTGTAGGGTTCCGGCCCACGCCGCCGATCTCATCTCGCTCGCTGTGGTCCGCAACAATCAATAACCTATTGGATACTGATTTAACTATCCCGACTCCGGTTCCTGTAGATATCAGCACTGAAGCCGGTCCAAGGACTATCGAGTTGTTTGCTGCCGACTCCACGAACAACCCCGTCTTCGGCGATGACATCGTTGTCACTTCTGGTAACTTCATCAACACCAATATCATTGGGTTGGAAGGTCTTACTAGAACCCAGAGCGAGACGGCGGACGGCTCCATCAACCAGTTCTACCAACTGAGCTTCGGGCCAGTTGTATGGAACTCTGTTAGAGTATCCGTAGATGGCGTCCAGTGGACCCAGGTAGATTACTTCACTGACTCCCAGCCACGCAAAGAGTTCCGTGTGGAGTATGATCCTAACTACAGTGGTTATATCATATTCGGCAACAACAGGGCTGGCATGATACCTTCTAACGGGTCACAAATCGAGATGACGTACCGCACGGGCGGTGGTGTGGCCGGAAACATCGTAACCGGCTCTGTAGAACTACAGAGGAATTTCACGGTTCCAGGGTTCGATTTTAGAACACCTGTGACGTTCCGAAACTATACTAAGGGTGAATTCGGCTATGACGGAGATTCCATTGAGGACATCAAGAAGAAGCTGCCACAGTATCTAAGAACACAGAACCGGGCCGTTACCGGAGGCGACTATCAAACTATTGCCAACCAGTTCCAAACGCCTTACAATGGAAGTATAGGCAAGGCCACGGCTGTCTTGAGAAACTACGGTTGTGCGGCGAACATTGTGGACATATACATCCTGGCAAAGGACGGCGAACAAGGACTACAAGAAGCATCGAATGATCTGAAGGTGGCTTTGCAGGAAGAGTTCGATATAAAGAAGATGCTGACGGATTACATCTGTATCAAGGATGGAGTAATCATTGAAGTGGATGTTGTCGTGGATGCGGTACTGGATAAGTTCTACAAGAAGTTTGAAGACGAATTCAGAGAGAGAATCAACAGAAAGGTCGGCTTGTTCTTCTCATTGAACAATTGGGATTACGGGCAGCCGCTCAAAGCTGTAGACCTTATCAAAGAGATCTCTGACATTAAGGAGATACGAACAATTGAGGTGAGTCTGATTACGGAAGACGAGGGGAACTCAGGCGACCTAGTGACTGCCAAGTTCTACCAGATAGTACGTCCTCAGACATTCGAAATCAATTTCGTTTACGAGTAATATGGCTGACAAGAGAATAACAGAAAACCCCAGAATCACAGATACCATAGTATTTGATATCGAGACGCCCGATGCGGACGGCTGCTTCACAGCCAATCCATACAAGGTCGATAATCTCACCATTTACTATGTCGAGCGTGATTTCCTGGGTACTAATTGGGGTGAATACGAGAAGGTCAAGTATCGTGACGACCTTCTTTCTTTAAGTGTAGCGGCTGACAAGAAAGCCTGTGAAGATCCTACGCTTACCAATGTCACCAACGCACAGCAGATCCACAATGAGCTAGAATCAACTGCACAACGTAATACTTTCTACTTCAAAGATGCACTTGTAGTACATAAGGTTGGTACGTCTACCGAACCAGCATGGTTGTCCTCCGACACGGATAACGCACACATCACCTTGGTCCCAGAAGACGAAGATGGCAACCCGCAGTATGGTCATTTCACCTATCGCTGGAACCCGGAAGGACGTATCCGTGAAGGTGACTTCTTCATCTGCTGGACATGGACTCCGCTGCCCGCTGGCGAATCCCTGTCGGCCCATACGCCATTCAGCATCTCTGGCGACCCAAGGGCCGTCATCACCATTCCTACACACCTAACAGCAAATCAGAAGTATGAGACGTTGTTGGAACGCTATCTCCCTGAGATGTACAAGCAGTACATCAGTGATGCCGATTTGACCCCTGAGATGACGGATAAGCTCAATCAGGCGATTGCTATGGGCTTCACCACGCTGGAAGATCTGGCTAACCAGTTGATTGACTTGTTCGATGCTAACGCCATCCATGAGTCCTTGCTGGTGTATCTATCCAATCTGTTTAATCTACGTCTGAAGTCTTCGGACCCGACGTTGTGGAGAAGGCAGATCAAGGAAGCTATCCCCCTTTTCAAGAAGAAGGGGACTTTAGGCGGGCTAAAAGAGGCGTTCGCTCAGGCGGGCATGAAGTTGAACAAACTGACAAGGTTATGGCAAGTCGTATCGCCTTATACATGGCAGGAGTCCTTCAAGGTAACGGACAGCCCATCGTTTACCCTGGCTAAGACCATATTAGAACCAATCAACGTACTGAACTTCGGTTTGTGGTTGCGTAGAGAAGGTGAAGATGAGTATGTGGAGGTAAGCTCCGATAACGTAATTTTTGAGGATACAACGTGTGAGCTTTCCACACGGATGACCTGGGTGGGCGATGAGAAGTCCGTGAATGGTGTGTCCCTCTATGAAGGTGACATCATCAGGGTACTGTATCAATACGCTCCATTGCCGGCAGGGAAGCAGGCTGTAGAGAACTACATACGACAACTGACTTTAGCGGATACTCGTGACGAGGCGGATCAGAACTATCCATTGAAGAACTGGAACGTGCGCCTGATAGAGGAGGACGATCCTTTGTTCGATCTGATCGTGTCTAACCGTCATCCATTCTATGATCCATTGGTGTTCGGTCAGGTGAGAACGGAGTTCCCGTTTTCAGAGAACATCTATAACATGGAAGAATACAATGGAAGCACGAGAGATTCGAATGATCCATGTTATATTGACAAGAACTTCCTAGATCCATGCGGAGCATGTATTAGCAGCAAGTTCAATATCGACGTAGGTGTTGAGAACCTGACGGATGATCGTATTGCGGAGATCCGAGATATTCTGCAAGAGTACACGCCGTTTCACGCCGTACCGCACACGATCAACTTCGAAGGTGAAATCAACGAGTATGTTCTGTCTCCGGTAGAGGAGATAGAGTTCCTCATCAGCTTCAACAAGTCAGAGGTGGTGCTATCCGGTGATGCGAACCCGTTCTTCACTCGTATCATCGAAGACGGTCTTACTATATCACAGGTTACGAGGGATCAGCTTGCAACGCAGATCGAAGTGGTGGCTACTCAGACGGGTACGCTCTACAGCGATTTCGTGGGCTTGGTGGCTCCTGAGTCTAACTTCTTGGATATCGGTTTGATTTTGGATAGTCATGTCTTGGAGGTTCTGTCTCCTTCGCCGAATACGGGCAGTTATACATTGGCATCCATTACGGCGAACCATGCGGTACTGGATTCATCTGTTGTCGAGCCGCTGAATCAGAGTATGTTTACTTTCAAGTTATCGAACATCAACTACTCAACGTCGGTGGCGATTATTACGCAAGATGACGTTTTCAAGCTAGGAGATAGCAATGTTAGTTTTGCGAACCTTGGTGTAAAGACACTGTGGGATATAGATAACACGCCGAATTACACTGGAGATACATGGCGTATTCTTATCCCGGCATACTCAGCCACTCCATATGATATCTTGAACATCGATCCAACTGGTAAGCTATTACTGGATGATCCAGATAGAACCTTGCCTACAAGCAACACAAATGGTATTACTTACACATTACTGAATGATACAAGTGTGGAAATCGAGACAAGCATGTCTGGGGCGTTGGTTGTTGAAAGGCGGGGCCGTGTAGACTTGAACGATGGCGACATTGAGGATATCAATGAGTTCGTACATCATGGTGACTACTTGCTGTATAACAGCGTTGAGTATGTTGTATCAGGGTTCTCTGACGGCGAGTTCTACATCAGCGATTATGCTCTTGGTGATGCTACTGGCGTGAACGTGTCAGTGAAGCGAAGGCTGTTGAATCAGGCTATCGGATACTTCTGCTATAGTGGTTTGAAGTTGGAGACATCTGTTGACTACGAGGCTGATCTAGAGATAACGAATGGGACGAATCCGCCGACTACAGAACTAACTGAGAACAATCGATTGAAAGAGAACTTCTTGGTTCAAATCAACAACAGAGACTATTATAAGATCCAAGAGATCGACGGAACCACGATCACATTGGCTGGAGTTCCGTATGACGCTATGACGCTGGGTGCGGGCGGCGAGTTGGTGAGTTTCAAGATAGCAAGGTTTGTAAAGGACACAGTTGAAGTTCAATTCATGGTGTTCGATCAACTAGACAGGCGAGGGAAAGATCCAGTTGTAAGAGAGATCTATTCGACTGTCACAGAGGATGTGGCTGTGTTTGCCTTGTCAATGCCTCAAGGGTCTAACTTTGCGGACAATGCGGTACAGAATGAGGAAGTAAGTTTCTCTATTGAACATAAGGATGGCAGCACATCAACAGGAGTATTATGAAAGTTGAAGATTTTTCCACAGAGCTTCTAACAAAAGGTGATGTCGATCTCATCATCGATTACAAAAATGGTAAGCAAGAAACAAAGTACGTCCGTAACACTATATTACGTGCAGGGCGTCGAGCGCTTGCCAAAGCTCTAGCTAACCAGATCGGTGCAGAATTTGATTTCTACATCACTCGTATGTTATTCGGCGATGGGGGCACCAGCGATGGAGTCAAGAAGTATGTCAACGCTGACCGCAATGGTCTGTTCGGCGTGACGAGGCTCTCCAAGCCTGTTATGGCTACCATTGACCCGACGATCCCTACCCAGGCTATATTCACATCTGTCATCACCTTTGATGAGGGCGTGGGTGTAGTTCTAAGTGAGATGGCTTTACAGATGGCAACGGGCGATCTGTATAGCATGACTACCTTCCCTGATCTAACGAAGACAGAGGAAATGCAGATCACGTTTAACTGGAGGTTGAACTTTGTCTAAGGGTTGTAACGATTTAGAGTGGCGCTGTTACGAAGATGTTCTTGAGGACATGGAGACAGCCTGCGAAACCACATTTAGAGAATGGAGATACATGTCTGATATTGAAAAGGTCGAAGTAAAAGTGACGTATGATACGGCCACAGAAGATCAGAAGGATCTTGTTAATTTCCGTGCGGTTACAATGAGGAAGTGGGAGAAGACGAGGCTCCTAGATCGTGTGCCGGAAGAGTTCAAGCAAACGCTAGCGAACGCCTTGGAGCAGCAGCGGTTGTACAACGAGGAGATGTGGGATAGTCCTGGCATTGCGGCGTTCAAGAGAACCTCGATTCCAATCGTTGTAAGGGTTTTGGAGAAGCTGAACAAGGTAGGGTGGGCCAAGATCAAGGTGACATCTGAAGTCACTGGTAAGTTCGGTCGGTTCCATGAGATTGATTCTTCGTTGAAGTGGGACATGTATGATGAGGAGAACCGCCCACAGTGGGAGAATCATGTATCGAAGTTAGACTATGAGGCAGAGTATGTAGCTGATTTCTCTAACAAGCTAGCTGAATCGATTCTAAGTCATTGTGAGATCAATGATTATAAGGAATTCAATTTCCGTGCTTTTGGTGTGTACCAAGGCATGTATGTTGTGTATGGAGACTTCAAGAAGTAAGAAAGGAATTGTATGGTATTGTCACAAGTGTCGGTAGGTTTTGAGAAGTTGAACGAGGCTCTAGGTTTACCGCCGGATACGAAGGTGGTGGGCGTTAAGGAGAACGAGTGGGGCAACGTTGCGGTGTTCAAGATTGTAGGTCCGAGAGAGCCGGTGAACATCTCTCTACAGCCAACAGACCCACTGAGCAAGTTGGGTGAGGCATATGTAGAAGGTGCGGTTGGGACGCCTTTGAAAGGCGAGACAAGGGGTGCAAATCCTGAACCTAGACTTCTAGATACTGATACACAAGATTAGTATAGGGAAGGTCTATGCCACGTATTGAACTGATTGATGTACCTCTTTTTGGACCGAATGATCCATATCATTTTGAGTTCGACAACCTACCGCTGAAGAATCTGCTAAGAAGGCAGAACCTCATCAACCTCGCTCTGGACAATCTTATATCCCAGACGGCTGATGCTATCGGCACACAAGGTACGATGGCGAATAGGTTGAATCAATCGGTCAACCCAGATGGTAGTTTGAAGGTTGCTGCCATTGATGAAACATTACATAGCATCGAGGCGCACACGGATACGGATGACTATGTAAGGATGCAGAAGTCTGAGTCTGATAAGTTGGCTTTGATAGCTGACGGGGCTACGGACGTAGTTATCGAAGTTCAGCTAGACGATGCTGGCGACGATGTGGTAACATTTGATTCTGGTGCGCTGCGGCTTGTTCCCACCTCTACTGTAACGTTTAGCGTGACGGCACCGAACAAGTTGAAGATCAACTTGGGATTCCCTGTCGAGGCCGCACACAGGCACTACTACGATCAGGCACCAGTTCATGCTGAGTTGGCAAATCCTGATTACATCAACTATAAGGTAAATTCGATAGCCACTCCATATGTTGAGGACTCTTTACGAGTGTTCATCAATGGGGTACGGCTATCGTCTTCGGACAGCATCTATGTACCGGGCGCTCTAGTGAACGACCCGTGGACATTGTTGCGGTTCACGCCGGACCCGGAGAATGGAACATTCGCCCTGTCAGCGGCGATCTCCGAAGAAGACATCATACGAGTAGATTATGACACAACCTTTGCATAAGAAGCGTGAGTGCAATATAGATAGTTTTGGATTTGTTATCTTGTGTCCTGAGCGAAACATAGGTGGTTTGAGAAACACAGTATCATCCATCAAGATTGCATTTCCCGGTTCTTCATACATCTGCGTTGTTGGCGATGACGCCAGCAAGACAGAGTTGTTAGAGATGAAGAACATCTGTGAGACGTGCCAGGGAACTGATACGATAACCTCTTTAATGAACGAGGGGATAAAGAAGTCGAAGTCTGACTGGAACGTGATCGTGTTTGCGGGGAGTTGGATCAGGCACAACATTTACCGAAAATTCGACTTGTTTGTTAGGAGCGAAAAAGATATACTCTTTCCTGTTGTAGATGGTAAGACAAATTTCTACGATGGTTCCATGAACGGGATCATCCTCCACAAGAAGACTTTCGAAGAAGTCGGCGATTTCAGCACTTCTCCAATGCAGAAGAGTGGTCAAAACGATCTTGAACTCATCAAACTCTTCTGGTCTTTCAACGCAATAGAAAAGGGCTGTAGTTTCAAAGCAATCGTTGGCATGAGGGTATGTTAATGGAGTAGAATGCAGACAGCCTACATTCAAGTGTTAGACAATAGTGGCAATCCTGTCACGGAGTTGTTCTACGCTGAAGACATAGACATAAGTGATCGCAACCAGAGAAGCAGCTACCTATCATTCAAAGTCTTGGAACCGGATGATGCCCTCATTCTGGCATTGTATCCAAGAGAAGAGATAATAGATCAGCGGCCATTTCCTATAAGGAAGTTGGTCGTGAAGGACAGACCGGACTCGATAAGCTACACAATCCTCAAGCACGCCGTACTAACTGCCATCGACTTATCCAATATGGATATGACAACCCCTGAAGGCACCGAAGAGTTAAACTGTAGATGGGTATTCTGCGAAAGATCAATTGTACTTGAAAATGAAGAGATTAGAGTTGAACCAGCGCCGCCGTATGCGGACAGAATGCATGAATGGCACGATGAATACATGCCTTGGAGAGAGGAAGAAAGAAGGCCGAGGGAAGCCATTAGACGTGCTGCTCCCTCTCGGCCCGGACGTGAAGACAAGGTAATCTGGCTTACAGACGGCTTCTGAAGTGCGTGCTAAATCAAGCCGTAGATGTAAGCCCAGCGTCGATTATCCTTGTGTTCGCCTCGATCTACCTCTCTCAGGTATGTATATAGATCACTCCAACTTCCGAAGATGTGTTTGTGATCTATGATACCGAAGTACCACTTTCCGGCCTTCTTCTTCCCTTGAGGACAGACCAATAATGTCGGTTTCTTCATAAGATCGCTGAAAACGATCTCATGGACGGTCCCAACCGTGGGGACTCTTTGCGGCACGCAAGCTACGATGAAATCAGACCTATCCACGATAGACAAGTCTTTCTGTACGAAGTTCTTGGCAATGCGAACCACCTCTAGGTAGTTCTCACAATCCAAGGCGTCTTGTAGAGGCTCAGCCATCTTCTGCTTATCGTCAGCGTTGGGGTCTTTTACATCAACCCCGAACTCCTCACGCATCACCTTGAGAGGCTCAGTCCTCCAATCAACCTGTACATCGTACTCGATTGGGCCTGCTAAGTAGCTTCTTGTGCCTTTAAGGTAGCCCATTTCGAACCCTCCTTACTCTATTAAGTTATCTCACAAAGGAGCATATATGTCAAGCGAACTCTTACAGAAAGTGGATGGTATCTTGGAGGCAACAGAGATCCCAGAACGCCATACCTTCTTTCAGATAAAAAACTTCATCATCGGTAAAGAATATACAGTACAAGGCCAGTTATGGCAAGTTGTTAGAGAACTGAAAGCCCGGCGGGAATCAATCGATGCCCTAGAACTGCAAATTGCTGATGGAGAAGACAACATCCAGTTGATAGATATCAAGATAGAAGAACTGAACTATGACCTAGAAATCCACAGCGACGGGAAGGCATTGCTCAGGATTAGAAGAAGAGAAATTGAGATTAGGAAGCTAGAGCGTGAAAAGAAGGCTCTGCAACACAATATCGAATCTCTCAAACATAAAGTCAGATATCTACTTGAAGAAGTCTTGTACCTTGCTGGAGCCTATGAAACGCTGTCCAAGGTCGAACCAATCAAGTCCCTAGATGATGTCGGCGCACAGAAACAGTATTGGAATGAGAAACTCGCTACCCATCTTAATCTCAAGTTACTTCTCAAGAACCCACTAGATGCAGATTTCGTCAATACAATTCTTGCACTCGATGATGATGCACCAGTCAAACAACACATGCTTGGTATGCTGGATAGGGTTCAGAAGATGATGATTGAAGAAAGGGATCGCCAGCGAGCAGCATTAGCCGTTCACCAAAGCGGACGCATAGGAGAAAAATGACATGATCGTGACTGGGAAAC